TGTCGGAGCAATGTAGGCATATCGCGGCTCTCGCGCCTTGTTCTCGATTGCGCGCTTCACCAGATCCATGATGCAGGCAACTGTCTTGCCGGCCCGTCGATGGGCAACGACGGCGGCCCATCGCTGTTCGCGGTTCAGATAGGGCAAAAATTGGTCACGAGCTGCGAAATGCAGATTGACCGTGGTCAAGTGCCGCCGACCGTGACGTTGATGACGATGGGGTTTTCCGAATCCCCCGCTATCTGCATCGGCAGCACCTTACCCAGGAGTGCCATAAAGGGGCCTGGGTTCTCCAATGCCTGTCTTTCCAAGTAGGCAGCCATATCCCCTTGACCGGCATCAGTCGCGGCTTTGAGGATTGCGTCCTTGAGCAATTGGGTCGTCTTGTTGGGCACACCCTTAGGGCGCCCATTGGGGTTGCCGGACTGACCTGGTTTAAAGGTTGTACCCGGCCTGTTTTTTTCAGGCATATGAATGGCAGTCCTTTTAAGGGGAGGTTGCCGGGAGAATGGTTATTCCGGGAGTACGATCCGCTGGATGCCCATGAGCGTGCAGATGGTCTCCAGCGCCTGCGGGCCGGCTTCTCCAAGCGTTGGGCCTGTGAGCAGCACGCTTTCCAGAGCCGCCACGGCATCATCGACCTGCTGTTGCGTGTAGGCCCCAGCAGGGCCAAGCGGATCAAGCGTGAAGTCTGCCGTCTTGGAGTAGGGATAGGTGGCCTTGGTGGCGTCATCGATTGGCAGGCCGCCAATGAGATGCGAGGCCGGCTCCTGCCCATTGGCCGAGAAGCGCTGCGAGAGGTTGTCGCCGCTGTCGTTGTTGATCTGGTTCCAGACGCGGTTCATGACCTCGCCGAAGGCCACGGGGATGGCAAACACGATGTATTGGATATCGTCCATGGTGGCCTCCTAGGATGCCAGAAGCTGGTTGCGGATCGCGTTGAAGGTGGCGAGGTCCATTGCCTTCTGCGCGATGATGGCGCGAGCGATGCCCCCTCCGAAGAAGCTTGACCCTGTGCCATTGTTGTTGTTTGCGGCGAGCCGGGCCGGGATGGTGGTCGTCGGTGACCCGTTCTGAGCGGCCGAATATTCCTCGCCATTGGCGGTAAGCAGCTTCACCGTGCTTCCGTCAGCTGACAGGGCCGCTATAAGCCTTTGGCCTCGCCAGTCTGTCGTTCCAACGATGGTGGTGTTCGCATCACTGCCCACGCCGGCGCACAGTTGCCCCGATGTGTTGAAGCCGAGAGAGAGACGCGCGGTTGCAGAGCCAGACATGCCGATGACGACCTGCGAGGCAGAGACCGTCGCCGGCACATCGATATCGAAAAGGATACTGTTTGCACCGGAGCCGGCTAGGTAGGCCGTCAGTTCGTTGTCGTCTATTGCGTCGGCGGTGAGGCTGATGCGGCTTCCAGAGACGAGGTAGTTGAGACGCGAATTCGCGGTGGCTTGTAAGCCGTGATAGCCAGGGATTGCTTTAACGGACGTGATGGTGAACGTTGCCGTTGAAGCGCTTTGGCTTGTGATTGTGATGGACCCGGAGCCGGGCTGCACCAAAACGGTAGCTGATGTGTTGCCGCCCAACGAATACCAGATCGCCGCCCCAGAACTACCGGCGCGAATTAGAACACCATTCGCTCCTGTAGCGCTGATCGTCATCAGAACCCAGGAAGTGGTGCTGAATGTCAGGTAGGATTGGTTTACCGCATCGACGCGAGTAACCTGACCAACACCGGTTGATGTGTTATATTGAGCGGCTGTGGCTGAGCCGATAAGCCCGACGACGCCGCCCCCCTTTAGCTCTGGCTGCCCGATAATAACCTGTGCCAGCGTCTTGGTGCCGAACTGTGAGCCATCAAACCACAGTCCCACCTTGTCGCCTGATGCCGCCACCGCTGTCTGCCCGGTGCTGTCCTGAAACAGCCGATCAAGCTTGCGGGCGTCATAGTCGGCATAGGTAGCGTTGAGGAGCCAGGCGCCGAGAGGGTCGCCAAGCCCCCACTTACCGTCGAGCGGACTGTAGATCGGGGATCTTATAGGGCTATGGATCGGAGAGCGAATTAGCGTCATCCGAAATCCTTCAACAATGACGGGGCATGCAGGCGGCGACCGCTATCGATCTGCGCTTATCCCGTGGCAATGCCTATCAAGGCGATGCCCGATTGACCTGCAAATGGTTCGAGCCCCAAGCAGGGGCTCCTCGATCTTGAATTTTGGCAAAGATATGGATTGGGCGCGGATCGGTGAAAGTTCCGCTCATAGGTCGGGACGTGTCCCTGTCGCCCAAATCACCCTACAGAAAACATACGCCAATTTAATTTCTGTGGCAAGCCCTAAGCCACCAACAGCGCCGCGCCAATCTCAACCGTAGTCGTACCCGTGATATCCAGGCTTTTGACGAGCGCCTTCAGCTTCTTGTCGCCCTGGTTTCGAGCTCGCTTGGCGATGGCGCGCTGCTTGTTGATAGCCTGTCGGTCGAACTCCGCTTCCGATTTGGCCTCTTCGGTGCGGAGCATCAATATATCGGTGAGCGCGATCGGCTGGGGCACACCGGCAGCGCCTACGATGCCAGCCACGCCGGGCACATCTTGAAGCTTAAGGAAATTGCATGGCCCCTTGATGAACACATATCCGGTGAGCAGTGCGAATCGGCGTGCCTTCCAAAGCTCTGTGCGGCGACGATCCCTGATCAGGCGCTTCTCTACTGGCATGTAGTGGATGAACCCCGCATCCGTCAGGGCGCGCTCGATGGCCGATACATTGGCATTGAGACTGGTGACTATGCGATACCCCTTCCCACGCGGTCTACCGTCCTTATCGAGCGTTGTGGTCTCGACGGCGTATTCGCGCTGCGGGACTTGGGCGCCGGCCTTGGTGCGGATTGCATACCACGTCATGCTGGCTTCCTTGTTCTGGGGAGATTAGGATTTGCGGTTTCGCTTTCGCCTGGTTTCTCTTGATCGCTCAAGATCATAGCCGACCAGCTTGGGAAGCCCGTGCATATGCTGATGGCTGGCTATGGAGTAAAGGACCGAAACATGGTCGCGGTTGAACCATCTGGCGATCTGAGGGCTGGAAAGCGTCATCTTGCTTTCCTTGACGCGGTAAATGGCCTCGTTCCTGGCATATACGACTTTGTGGCGGCGGCACGCGCTGGCCACATCGCTGACAAAAACGTCGTGGCTACGGCAGACTTCAGATACGATGTCCCTGGCCCATTCGGGCATGCCCCATCGACGCAATGTCAGCAGCCCTTGTCGATTCATCTCTTCACAAGCCAAGCGCTCCCTTGTCTGCTTTGCCTGCGCGATGAACTCCAGCGTGTAGCCCATCGACAATGCTGTCTTGCGGGCAAATGGCCTCTCATCTGGATCGAATCCGGCGAATGCAATTACACCCATTCGGGCTACTCCGTGCGCTCGTATGAAATTGGAAGCTTGAGAAGCTGGCTGCGCTCGACACTGATTTGCTTAAGAGCCTCCGGCTCTGAGCATCCCAGAATGCCGGCGATGTCTGCCGTGTCGTGGCCAATATGAAAGAGCGAGTAAGCTGATAGAGGTTGACGATAAGGTCGGGCTCGTGGTGGCCGGTCATCGCCCGCAAACTGGATAAGGGTTTGCATCGCTTACCCCTCCCGCTTCTGGGCTTCGAATTGCTGGAGGAACTTCGGCTTGTAGTTGCTGAGCGGCTTCATCTGGACGACGTTTTCAGCGTGAGCCGCTATGTGCTCTTGAAGCTTGCGCTCTTTCTCGGCCTCTTCGGCCCAAAGCTCCGAGTGCAGCCACGTGGACGCCAACGGGATAAAGGCTAGATCCTTGGTATTTCTGACATGCCACCTGGCGGCCAGTAGGATATCTTCCGAGGTAGCCCCGAGCTTAAGCTGCCGCATATATTCGTTGCGACATTTGCCCTTGCCGTCTGTGTGGCGCTTGGTCTTGCGCCATTCATCCCAGAACTCGGCAAAGCCTTCCGGCTCCTGTTGCTGGATCTTCATATCCCAAACCCTCAAACTGGCGCTTGGAGCGCCCTATTGTTGAAATGCTAGGCGGCGAGTTCTTCTTCTGCTGGACAGATCAAAGCTACGACTGCAGGACCGCCAAGATTGTCTGCCCATTTCGCGTTGACCTCTTCGGCCAGGCTGTCATCGATGACGACGCCGGCAGCGACCAATGCATCGCTGACCGGCTTTATTTTGTTGTCGATATCGGCGGCTCGTTTGCTGCGCCAATCGCGCTGTACCGCGATGTAGAGGCGGTATGGGCCGGTGATCTTTCCCGGCCGGGCCGCCGCTATTTCCCAAGCCGCCGCGCTCTTCCATGCCGCATAGGTCTTGCTCTTGACGGAGCGAACCTTGCCGCCGGCAATGAAGTGAGCACGCATCCCGTTAGCTGATGGCGGCATTTCGGAGAAGGCGACACGGATCATGCAGCACTCCGCGAGGCAGCAGCCTTGTAGTCGCCGGCAGCTTGGTTAAGCACTGCGAGTTCACGCCGCTTATGATCAATCTCGTGGTCGGGGCGTTTTGCTTTCCCGTCAGAGAAGCGACGCAACCAATCGACCTTGGCCGAAACCATGAGGGACAATTGGTGCGCCATTTCCTCGTGAGAAAAGCGATCGTTCATTGCTGCGCCTCGTAATGGCGGCAAGCCGGCGTTCCGGCCGGTATGAGTGGCGTATTCTTTCCATTGGTGAGGCTGCGAAATTTCTCGCAGCTTGGGGAAGTTCTCTTGCCCTGAACCTGCCAATAGATGCAGGTGGCGCAGTAGCTGTCCGCCGGACCAGTGCCAGCAAAATGGGCCATGCCCGGCACCGATTGCAAAATATTAACGTGCGGTAACGAGCCCGCGTCGGTCATTTGACTGCTCTTTGTCAAATTCAATTCGGCCTCCTTGTAGCTAAAGAATTCCAATTGCGGTTGCGGCCCGCACCAGGCAGTACGCAACACCGATCATTCCACCTATGGCGGGGATATAGAGAGCTAGTATCCAGGGGGATTTCTGCTTTGGTTCTTCCCATGGGTCTGGGGCTTGGGAGAGTCGGATTTGATGCTCGACATTCATTTCATTCCCCTCTCAGCTTTCTTGCCAGCCACAAGATCAGCCAGCCTAACCAGCGCCGAAGTGTCATCATGGCGCGCCCTTTCCTCGTCGTACGCTTTGTCAGCCCTCGCAAAGCCGGCCGCACACCAGGCTTGGAAGAGCGGAAGCCAACGATGAGTAAGCATTCCCCTCGGTGGCCTGTTCCACCCTTGCAAGATAATTTCCGCATCTACCCCGCACTCGTTCTGAATGCGGTACGCTGCGGTCTCGATGTTGTCCCCAGGACCACGGTGGTACTTCCCCAACAGGTCCGACGCCATTTTCTTGGCGCTTCTGCCTGCAAACATCGGATCGTTGATATCGATCACAGACATTTTGTTACCCTTTACATGTGACTTGCCGCTCATGACATGATTCCCTTGCTACGTTGCTTTCATGAGCGATGAGCAACGAAGGGAGCCGAACTGGCGGGAATACGAGACTTACGAAGACGCGGCTCGCCGATTGATTGGCGTCATGGACGAGCGTGCGAAGAAACGAAAAAACTCTGCCGGCGAGGACTTGGGCCGGCGACAATTTGCAGATCAGCCGCCCCAACGGTCCCTTGTAGGGCGTGCTGAAAAATGGCCGGGAGCTGAGCGCGATAAAGGTCCGCAGCGCTTCAAAGCTCCCGGCCAGTCTACGCCGCTCGGGGGAGGAGTCGGCGGCGATCCCGTTGCCAAAGTGGGGAGAAGCAACGGAATTGGAAATACGGGCGGGCAAGCGGGTTTTGGGATCAGTTCCAGTTTGAAGTACAAGGACACCGCTCGCCCTAACTCCGAAAGGCCGTCCCTGCTTGCAGATCGCACTGACCCTGAAGGTCCCATGCTTCGGAGGATTGAGTGATGTCATCGCCGATCACCATCGACCGGGAGGAGCGCCTTGGGATCAACTTCAACGAACCATTCGCGGCCCGTCTGGGTCTTTATCGCTATGTACGGGCCAATTGGACGGACGGCTTTGGCACCCAGTAATATTGCGGTGGCGTCCATTCCCACTTTGAGTGATGCGACCTGGAAGCGGCTCATTTGCCATCCTCGCTATCGGTCTGGTTGAGAGCGGCGTCGGATTTGTAGACAATCTTGAAGTTCTTATGCGTTACGCCTCTACCATCAATGATGTATGCGATCTCTCCGAGCATGGCCTCGATGGCGGCGCGGGCGTAGGCCAGGAGTTCTTCATGCTCGGTATAAACGCCATCCAGCCCCATCGCGTTCTTTATGGCCCCGGCGATGCGCTCGATCATGTTCTTGCTCATGACTTGGAGTCCGTATGAGTAGGGTTGGCGGCGGCACGAATGCTTTCCCCGTATAGTTTGTATGGGTTCAGGAACATCATGAGGGCGCGACAATGCTGCTCGTAGGACACTTCGCAGTAGTCGAGATAAAGCTGCCAATTACGGATGCAGAGGCTAACAAGGTGCATCCGCTGGCGATATGTGATCTCATTGCAGACAAGGCCCCAGACGGCCCATGCCACCATCAAAAAGCCGGCGCCGAAAAACATTCCCCATGCCATCTCGCTCATCACTCGCTCCCCATGCCAAAGGCCATGCATTTGCCGACTACGATGCCGGCAGTAATGGAGAGGATGGACCAGGATATGAGGATGGTGGTGATCACGCTGCATCCTGCCAATCTCGGGCATAGACAGTCCGCGAATGATTGAGGGTCAAATGATCGATGGTCGCATCAACCGCCTTCATGAGGCGGTCGGACGGATTGAAGTACGGAAGGATCTGGGCAAACTCCGTCGTGTGGAGAAGCTTCGCTCCAGCGAGACGCGGGTGCTGCGTCGATCCGATCTTAGTGCTGAGGTCGCACTTCGATCCGCCATATCGGAATGCAATATTCCGAGCGTTCGAAACTCCAGCCTCACCGCGCTTCTTCTTGCCTTCAGAACTCATTGCTCTGCTCCGGTGGTATGATGGGAAGACGAATGCCCGAGGAAGACGCTGACCCGCCGCTGACCGAGCCGATGATCGTTCAAGACACCTTCGCCACAGGGGTGGATATCGAGCGCGTCGATGGCGAGGTCCGGCTGATAGCCTGGGTGACGCATGGCGAGGAACACCGCATCGTCAACCGACTGGTGCTTCCCGATGCGGTTGCCCGCGCTCTTATCCGCGATTTGAGGAAGACGCTCGCCAGTGGCACGAATTAACGCGAGATTGCAGGCGTTAACAGATGCTTTACCGCCTTCGCAGATCGCTGTTATGTTTCCTAAATCAGAATTTGCTTGTGCGGCGCGATGTAGCCCAGCCTCTCTTGCGAAGGGCTTGGGAGAAAAAGCATGGGCTTTGCATTCA